GGTGTATAGAAACTTTCGTCTATAACGCTGACCTGTACTCCTGGTGATACTAAAGCCATTTTATTTTCTCCTGTTGATATAGCATGTTACTATTATTTATACCATTTTGCATAAAAGGCCTCTTTATCTACCCCTAAAAAGGGATCGAAAAGGGCAGGTAAATACATATATGAGACCTTTATGTAAATGTGGCGTTAAACCTGTAGCAATTAACTATTATAAAAAAGGAAAACCGTTTTATAGGAGTAAGTGTGAGTCATGTCTTAGACATGGCAAGCCTGTACATGGTGCTCCTAAGTGGAAACAGTCTGGTTATGAAAAGAAACAGGTTTGTGACAAGTGCGGATTTAAAAGTAAACACAAAGAACAGTTTTCAGTATACTATATTGACGGTGATCTTAATAATGTAAGATTTAGTAACTTAAAAACAATATGTGCTAATTGTAGTAAAATTATGTACAAAGAAGGATTTAAATGGAAGCAAGGTGATTTGCTACCTGACTTCTAAGTTCGTCAATAGTACCATTGTTTTCTAATGTTTGTGAAAATTTAGTATGAGCCCAAGCCCATTCGCTAGGGTGTATGTCACTAGGCTCTGTATCAAACTCAACATACTCTGTAAACCACTTAGGATCTTGTCCACGTTTTACACGCCATACATGTCCGCCTACTTCATGTAGCATTTTTGCTTCATTAGGAAAACGTGTATCAGGTAATACCCAATTAATGTTTGGATTGTCAATAATTTTCTGCTTTACTAGGGATACCCAAATACCATCATAGAATCCGTTACGCATACATTCTGTACCAAATTCTTGTAATACTAATCTAGGTGTAATTGTACGTCCAGTTTCTTTTGTCCAAAACTCGTCTACTTTCTCACGCCATTCTCTAGATTCTGTTGTTTTGCCATCAAGCATATCTCTGCTCCACCCAAACATAACGCCTACGCTATCTTTAAGTTTATCTGCAAATGATATCTTTTGGAAATTATGTTCACTAATCAAATAATCAGCAATAGTATCTTTACCGCTACCAATTAACCCACATACACCAATAATCAAAGTCTGACTCCTCATAAAATAAAACTATTATACAATAGATTTATCAGGAAGTCAAGTGTTTATTAACCGATTGTGAATCCGTAGCCTACGCCGCCAGCAACATTTAGTTTTAGTTCTTCTTCTAACTTTTCCATTTCAGCTTGTGCTTCTGCTTTGAGTGCATCACCGTTAAGCGTTGAACCACCTTGTGGTCCTGCAATGGTTGCGAACTTACTACGTGCTTCGCCTAGCATATACTTACAACTAGCAAGGGTATAATCTTTAATCCATTGCTTACCAAGATAGTCTTTAAGTAATTCACTATCTGGTCTGTGATTGTAAACATATAGCAGTAATGTTTCTTCTGCTCTAGGTCTTTGTAAAACTGTTAATTTTTTAGTTGTAGTATTCCAATTAAATTCGATAAAAGAACCAAACATACGTCCTACAAGTTCTTGGTACTGACTAAACATATCATATGTTGCTAGTCCGCCCATGTTAGAACTTGATAACAAGTAAGTGTTAGTGTATGCCATGTTGAATGGTTCAAACTGTGTACCACCATCGCCGCCACCTGAACGTGAACCAATTGAACGTCTAAATAATTTTCTAACTTCGGTTACTTCTTCTGGTAACGTATATTCATTTTGATCAATTATTGTAGGCATAAAAAGATATGACTCTTCAACTGAGTTATCTGAACGCTGTCTAAATTTGCCAAGAGCTTTTTCTAGTGCAGTTTCATAATGAATAGGGTCAAGTTCAACATCGACCATGCCTCCGCCTAACATAGCGTTTACATAATCGAATACATCTTGTTTTTGTGTGCTTAATGCCATTTCTTGTTCTCCACTAGTATTTATGCTAACGATAAATACTTATACTATGCCAAGACTCAGTTTATACAAACCCGAAAAGGGCAACGATTACGATTTCTTAGACAAAACTATCACCGAGATGTTTACAATAGGTGGTACAGATGTCTTTGTACATAAGTATCTAGGCCCCGCAAATCCGGACGAAGCAGACGCTACGCCGGCACAACCTCGTTACGATGCTGTTAAAGAAACCAACATACAAGACATGTTATTCTTAGAAAACAGAGATCGTAAGTATGATCCAGACATTTATACAATGCGTGGCATTTATAATATACAAGACATTGACTTTGATATGAGTCAATTCGGATTGTTCTTACAAAACGATACATTGTTTATGACAATTCCTATTAATTATAGTGATAGAACACTAGGGCGTAAAATTATGCCAGGTGATGTTATTGAACTTCCACACTTAAAAGACGAACATGCACTTAATGATTATAGTGTAGCACTAAAACGTTTTTATGTTGTAGAAGATGTAAACAGAGCCGCTGAAGGTTTTACACAAACTTGGTATCCACATTTATACAGAATTAAATTAAAACAAATTGTTGACTCGCAAGAGTTTAAAGAAATACTTGATTTACCTTCAGAAGAAGGAAGTACAAATACACTACGTGATGTGCTTAGTACATACGAACAAGAAATGCAAATTAATAATGCTGTACTTGCTCAGGCAGAAGCTGATGCACCTAAGTCAGGATACGATACTACAAACTTATATACTATTGCTAAAGATGAAGATGGTAACGTAGCATTAAAAACAACAGATATAACAGACATTGATGTAAGTTCACAAGAACTGTTAGCTGATAGAATTACAGAAACACCAACACGTTCTGAGTACAATGGTTACTTAGTTGGCGATGGTATACCACCTAATGGAGAAGCATTTGGACATGGACCTGGGTTTCCAACTAGTTCAGCCGAAGGCGACTATTGGTTAAGGACAGACTTTATGCCTAATAGATTATTTAGACAAGACGGTAGCCGTTGGGTCAAACAAGAAGATGCAGTACGCATGACAATGACAAATACAGATACTAGAGCAACACAAAAAGGTACATTTGTTAACAACTCAACACAAAACACTATTGGCGGAGAAACTGTTGTAGAAAGACAACCGTTAAGTAAAACACTAAAGCCAAAGGCAGATAATTAAGATGCAACATTTTTATGATGGACAAATAAGAAGATACATTACTCAAATGGTTAGACTGATGAGTAATTTTTCATATGCTGACAGCAAAGGCAATCTTGTACAAGTTCCTGTTATGTACGGAGACATTACAAGACAAGTTGGCGCTATTATAAAAGACAACAGCGAAAATAAAATTCCAAGTGCGCCACGCATAGGAGTATATGTTACTGGATTAGAAATGGATCGTACTAGAACTGCTGATTCATCATACACAGGCAAAGTACATCTTAGAGAACGTGCATATGATGCAGAAGGTAAAGAATATTTAAATACACAAGGTAAAAATTATACAGTTGAACGTATGATGCCTACACCGTATACACTAAATGTTAATGCAGATATTTGGTCTACTAACACAGAACAAAAACTACAAATTATGGAACAGCTATTAATGTTCTTTAATCCTAGTTTAGAAATACAAACTACAGACAACTATGTAGACTGGACAAGTTTAAGTGTTGTTAATTTAGAAAATATTAATTTTAGTAGTAGAAGTATTCCTATGGGAGTTGATACTGAAATAGATGTAGCAACACTAGGATTTTCAACACCAATTTATATTAGTCCTCCTGCTAAAGTTAAAAAGCTAGGTATTATTACAGATGTTATAATGAGTATCTTTGATGAAACTAAAGGCACTATTAACTTAAAACAATCAATGCCAGAGCTTAATGCATATGATGATAGTTGGGCAAACAGTACTAAAAACAAAGACAGTTCAGAAAGAATACATATACAAGTGAATACAGCATTAAACTATGATGCTATTGTTACTAACAATATTGTACAACTTGGTAAGAATGGTATATCAGGAGAGATCAGTTGGCGTAAGCAACTTGAAATACTACCTGGTGAATACAGAGCAGGATTAAGTAAGATTTATTTAAACAGAATTGATTTAGGTGCTCCTGTTGTAGGTACTATTGCACTAAACGATTTAGACGAAACACAACTTATTGTTAATTGGGATGAAGATACTATTCCAACTAATACAGTAATGGGATTACCAAATAGTCCACAAAAAGGAACTATTGAAGCAATTATTGATCCAACAAGAACTAATCCAACTAGCTTAAAAGTACCTGGTAATAGAATACTACTACTAGGTGATATCGGTGCTACAGAAAATACAGATGGTGCTGATGCTTGGAAGGATACTAGCGGTAATGACACATTAATTGCTAGTGAAAATGACATTATTGAATGGTCTGGAACACAATGGCAAATTGTATTTGACTCAAGTACTAAAACAGAGCCAGCAACAGATGTTACATATACAACCAATTTAACCACTGGCATACAGTATAAATGGGACGGTGTAGAATGGACACTATCCTTTGAAGGCGAATATCGAAAAGGAAGCTGGCGCTTAGTACTCTAAATAAGTACTTGTATGGAACAAATAATTTGTAGTGGTGCTCTATTCTATTCGTTGACAACACAACGTTTCTTATTCTTACACCGTACACAATCAAAACAAAACAATGTTTGGGGTCTTGTTGGTGGAACTAACGAAGATAAAGAAATCCCTTACAAAGCTCTGCTACGTGAAGTTGAAGAAGAGCTTGGCAGTATTCCAAAAATTATTAAATCAATACCATTAGAAACATTTGTAAGTAATGATGATAAGTTTCAATTTCATACTTATTTGTGCGTTGTAAAAGATGAATTTCTACCTGTACTAAATGACGAGCATAACGGATATGCTTGGGTTAGTTTTCAAAATTGGCCAAAGCCATTGCATATGGGATTACGCAACACATTACAAAATAAACAAAACTTAACCAAACTACAAACAGTATTTCAACTAGTTTCGTTATTACAAGAATCGGACATTTAATGAATAAGGTATTAGTAATCGGTGATGTAATCATCGACAAATATATATACGGAACTTCAACACGGATTAGTCCTGAAGCACCTGTGCCTATAGTTAATCTTGGAAGTGTTTCAACATCTTTAGGTGGTGCAGGACTTGTTTATGAAAACTTAAAAAGTCTAGGAGTTGACATAGAACTATTTGAAACTAATCAACCTCGTAGTGTTAAAACTAGAATTATATCAGACGGACATTATATTACAAGACTTGATGAAGATGAACTAGCAGATAGTGATGCTGTATTAAAAAATGTTCTACGTAGTGATTTTTCACAGTATGAATATGTTATACTAAGCGATTACAATAAAGGCGTGTTAACACATTCTACACAAATTATAGAACATATAAACAGCCAAGGATGTAAAGTTATT